CTTTAACTCCTGCATTTACTAGAAATTCTTTCATTTGCTTTTTTTTCCACTCTTGTGTGGATGATTTATCTGTTTGTTTTACAGCCCAGAACCTACATCTTCCAGCCTTACTATTACTAGTAACAGCATATTGTATAAATGGAGATCCTTTGTATTCATCTAATTGATCTGATGTAGTCATTCCTGTAATTTTACATTCATACGCTCCTGGAGTGATGTACTCTACTCTCTCTCCTTTCGCTCTCTGTGTTGTTGTAACATTTAAGTCAAACGGTAATACTTTCATTATTTATTATTTTTAAGTTTCCAGTTAATATACTTTGTTAATGTATCTCCATCAAAGATAATTTTATCTTTCTCAGGAGCATATGGATAGTCTTTACCTTTCCATTGTTTTGTAGTTAAAGTTTGTATTGGTAATCTATATAAGAATCTACCTATACCCCACGATACACATGCACGTTTAAATGCATCTGATACATGGCCTTTATCTTTTTCTACTTTAGATTCTGATCCTGTATCTGATTTCCACACCCAATCATGACTTGTATAGTCTACTCCATTTTCGCCTTTTCCGCCTATATTTACACAGAAAATACCTACTTTACAGAATAATAATCCATTCTCTTCATAAAATATACTTTGCCAATTTGATGGACCACACACTTCATCTAATAAGTCCTGACAATCTCTAGCGTCTATATATGCTACACAAGTTGTTTTTCCATACTTAGTAGACTGTACTCTCCATTTATATGGTAGTTCTTTCTTTAAATCTTCTAAATTCATTTTTTCTTTGTTTTTAATTTATCTATTCCTTCTTTAATTTTCTTCGCTATTTTAACTGCTACCACAAATTTTACAAATCTTCTTATCATAACAGGCTTACCCTTTAGAATTAGTATTATTGCTATTTCTTTAAATAAGAGTACTAGCACCTGTCTGACAAGTTTTCTATCTATTCCTAAATCATGTGCTATTTCAGCTACAATTTCATTTAGTCTGGATCTGTTTCTTTTTTTCTTTTTCTTATCCATTAATTTTTAGGAGTCATTGATGTAAATATTGAGAATATCACACCTGCTATCACTGCTGTTGCTAATCCACTGAATGTACCTATAAAAAGCAAAGGCACACCTATTGAAAATAGTAGATCCCAGAAGGTTTGTGTTTTTGCTAATCTATTTTTACCTATAGATTTATAGAGTATTATGTAATACCCTATTGCAGTGAATAATGCAATTGTGAAAATCCCCATAGTTTCTTTGTTTGAGCTTCAAAAATAACAATTATTTATTTAATTCCAAATAATTTAGCTATTAAATATATAGGAATTATCACAAAAAATGCAATAAGTAGGGAATAAACTACTGGTATAGCAAAAAGTATTAAAGTTGCTAACAACACCACTGATACTATTGGATATTTTCTAATTAACTTCATTGTATTTGTCATAATTAATAAATTTAGTTATATCACTTTTGAATGTTAATGTAATTTCTCCAACGCCAATATTTCTGCCTTTTGCAAAAATTATATTGGCAGTTCCTTTTGTGCTTTTTCCATTATCATTAAATTCTATTCCATAATATTCTGGTCTGTAAATTAATATAACTACATCAGCAGCTTGTTCAATTTCTCCAGATTCTCTTAAATCTGACAAAGTGGGCTTACTATTGTTTCTTAGGCCTACTCCACGATTTAACTGGCTTAATGCTATTATAGTGATATTCAATTCTTTAGCTAAGTTTTTTAATGTTCTAGTTACTTTACTTACTTCTTGTTCTCTATTACCTGATTTAGATTTAACGGTAACTAATTGTAAATAATCTACCATCACAAGATTTATTGACTTATTTTTTACATACTCTTTAATCCTATGTATTAAATATCCTAAAGACGTAATGTTACCTTCATCAATAAACAATGGTAAAGATTCTATTTTAGTTATTGTGTTATGAATTTTAGTAAGTTCTTCATTACTTAAAGTTCCGTTTGTAATATATGTATTGCCAATACCCGATTCCATAGATGCTAATCTTCTTAATAGTTGTAAAGCACTCATTTCATAAGAAAATATAACAGTTGGTGTATCTGTATATTTTGCAGCATTATAGGCAAGAGCAAGCGCAAAGCTTGTCTTACCCATAGATGATGCTCCTCCTATGATAATTAAATCTGTAGATTGCCATCCTCCTGTAAAATTATCTATATCTTCAAATCCTGATGCAATTCCTAATAAACCTTTAGTATTCATTCTCAGTTCAACATCTTCAAGAAAATTACTTATTTGTGTATTTAAATTTCCTAATTCTTCAGGATTCCCTATTGATAATTTAGATATTTCAGAATTTAAATCACCTATAATAAGCTCTAACTCCTCTTGATCAGATAATTTATTATTAACATTATGAACTATCCCTCTTAATGTTCGTTTCTGGAATTCTTCTGTTAATACTCCTATACATGTTATAACTTCTGTAAAATCAAAAGCTAAATCTGTCATAAAGGATAAATTTAAGGCAATATCTTTTCCTTTAATATTTTTAGATATAGTTAATATATCTATAGGCCTGTTTTTATCTTTCAATTTACACATGGCATGATACACAGATTTACAAAAAGGATATTCAAATAAATCTTCATGTAATAAATGAGAATATTTATCTAGTAGTTGAGAATCAACAATTAATTTGCCTAGTAAAGTTTGTTCTATTTGATAAATTTCCATAGTTTTTTGTTTTATTTTAGGAGAGCGAATATACTAAAAATAATAGTAAACTAGCGCTCATCTCTTTCTACTTCCCATTTATCAAGAATAGCATTTTCTTTTAGTCTTGCTTTGTGTTCTAATTCTTCTTCTGGTTCTTCAAACCAGTTTCCACATTCATTACAAATATACCCAGTACAGTCTGTTTGCTTACTGCACGATGGGCATATTTCCTGATCTTTGTGTATTTCTACTTCACAACAGTCAGTTACAAAACTGTCTTCATAACTGCATCCGCAGCAATAACTTACTTCACTCATTTGCTTTAATTTTAATTATTTTAGTTTTAGCAGGTTTAATTTCAGCTGCATTTTTCATTATTGTTTCGCATTCTTCTCCACATATTAGACATGTTGCTTCATAGTCGTCATCAAGTTCTACCTCTCCTTCACAACAATCTGAAGCTGAATCTGTTTCCCAATGAGCATCTTCCCATGTTACTTTGTATTGTGCTTGTAATAAACCGCCAAAACACATTCCTGGTTCATCATATTCTAATTCAAAACATAAATCAGGAAAGTCTTTCATTATATTATCTATCCATTCTATAGGAGGCCCCCAAGCTGTATCAAATGATACGCTAAAGAAGTTTATATCATTGTTGTTTATATAAGGCTCACAAGCGTCCCATTTAGTTCCCCAATTAGCTATACTCCAATTCCACCAATTATCAGATCCATACTTTTTTTTAAACTGTTTCATTTCTTTATCTGTAACTGGTATACATTTACCATCTATTTCTCTCCATCTGCGTTGGCTCTCTCCGTTTTCATCTGTATAGGCTCCTGTATGAATTCCTTCAAGCTCTTTAGGCATAGGATGTGTTCCATTAAATGAAAATTTATCATCTTTTTCAATATCTATTGTTGATTTTTCTACGAACTCTCGTAGTTGTATTTCGTCACCTGATACACTCAGGTTGTTCCAGCACCAATTTGGCATAATATATAGTTTTAATTATTACTTCATATTGTTTTTAAGCCATTGTAAGGCTCTTATTTCTAATTCATCATAGTTTTCTAAGTCGTTATCACTAATAGCTTCTACAAGCTTTAATATGATAGTTCCTGCTTCTTCTATGATACTTTCATTTATATTACTCATTTGCTCTTTATGTAGAGTTTTGAAGAATACATCATTGATTTGTTTATTTAATTCATTCATGATATTACTGGTATTGTTCCTAAATCTTTGAATGTAGTAGACATAGCCCCACCATCATTACCCTCATCGTCCATCATTGGAACTAACCAATGTCCATCATCTAATTGTATTGCAATTGGACGCTTATACCACATACTATCTTCCGCTTCTTCTTTAGGAATGTATTCTACTTTTGTTATTTTTCTACCGACTAAATGTTTAGTAATTAATTCAGTCCAGTATTTTTCTACTTCTTGTTTACTATAATTTTTCATATTATCTATATTTTATTTGTTCTACTTTAATTGTTCCACTATTTATCATATCAAACACTTTCTCCCAGTTTCCCTTATCTATTTCCCATTCAATATCATCTTTTCTATATTTTGTTTGAAAATTAGAGAACGCTTGGGGAGATGTAGATATTTTATAATCTCCATTTTCATTTTTATACACACTCCATCTGTATTTGTTATCACACATTGCAGACACTACATCAATTTTAACTTCTCTCGGATTTCCCTCTATTTTTAATAAAGGAGGATCTAATCTTAATTTATGATATAAACTCATTTTATTTTATTTTATATTAAACTTCTTTTATTTTATTTTATTCATAGTTTTAGTTAAGGAATAGTAAACGAAGGGGCCTCATCGTTTATGCGATAAATCGCTTAGGTTGTCTATTGGCCCCTCCTGTCTACTATTAATTTTCTTTCAAGAAATTGAAAGCTTTTTCATTCATTGTTCTACAAGATCCTAATAATATAGATTCTTGTTTTCCATATTCTCTTTTAGGAGATGATTTTTGATGTGTTGTGTATCTTGTAACGCCATTAAATAAACCCCATTTGGTAGATCCAATTCTATTCACTTCACTTACAATACATGATTCAAGATCACTACGAATATTTCTTGTTCTAGTAGGCATTTCTTCTGCTAGTTTATCTGTGTTTGTAATACAATCTACTAAATCATTCATAAGATTAGCTGTAATATTTTGTCTGCTAAATTCTTGTAATTCACCCATCTTTTCGTATTGATCTGTAAAGTTAATAATACTTGGTAATTGTTCTACTTTTTCTTGTATAGATCTTGTATGTCTATAACCAGAAAATGCATTACTTGACATCCATGCAAATTGATTCTGACAAAATAATACTTTATTCATAAACCCAAACTTTAATGATGAGCTTCCATCATGTCCGTTAATAGCATATATAAATTGTGAAGTAGGTTCACCACCTATCATAACTTTATGCTCACTATCTTTCTTCATTTGAATAATTATTTTTCTACCGCCATGTAAAGG